GAATTATGTTTTTGTAATTCTAATTCTACCTTCTTCATTTCAAGTTCAATTTGTAGTTGTTGTAATTTTAATTCCGATAGTTTTATTTGTCTATCATGTTGTATTATTTTGAGTTCTTCAATTTCTTTGCTATCTATTGGTGTAAATTCAACCTTAATTCGATTAATTATATTAATAAAAACAGGATAAATTTCATCATTTATTAAATATGTTTCTCTTGATACAGTACCATCTTTTTTAATTATTTTTTCATAATACTGAGAAATATTAGGATTATGGTGTATTTTTCTCTCAAATTTTTTATAATTATTGTTCTCGAAAATATCTAATAATAAAGGTTCTTGACAATCAAACGATTTTGAAATATTTGGGAACCTTTCTTTAATATCCTGTGTAGAACCTATTTTTACAATAAATTTATTATCTACTTTTTTTAATTTACAAATATAAACCAAATTTTTCTTGTCATATGCCTTTAATAATGTTTTATGAGTTGATAATTCACATTTATGTTGATATAATTGTTTATCTATTTCTTTATCTTGTTGTAATTTATATATTCCGTTTATTCTAATTTCTTTTAAAACTGAAACCATCCATTCTTGAAATTTATGAGCTATAGGTTTTCTTGATCGCCCTAATAATCTATAAAGACCGTATTCAGTAAGAAAAATTGTTTCTTGTTTTCCACCAAGGGTGTCGGTTAAACCTACATCCTTTTCATTATCTGAAAAATCTTTTATAGCATCGCGTATATTACTAATTCCCAATAATTTTCCAATTTGATTAGCCTGAAATAAAGGGTCTTCTAATGTACCTTGAATATTTATTTGATGCTCTGTATCTAACAAAGAGAATGCTTTTAATATATCCATCTGTTTATAATATATAAGCGTGTATTGTCTTTAAGTTGTTTAATATTGTTAATTATATACAATTAACAATATTATGAATGTATTTTAATAAATAATTAAACACACTTTACATTATAAATAATATTTAATATTAAAATAATTAATATTATATGTCTTTAAGTTGTTTCAAATTGAAATATATTATTTCAGTTACATTTAATTACTATACGCTAACCCGCCCCATAATGCGTATAATTTTTTATTAATTTTCATTAATAAATTGGACTATCCCTTAAGTCTTCATTGAAAGTTGCTAGCTTTCTTAGACCCACTCCATTATAGTCTCTGAACCTTCTCCATATGCTTGCATTAGCGCACTTAGGAGCTTGGCTGCGGATTGTCCAATCATTTTCGTTATTACTATGCCCTAGGTCATTACCCCGGGTATTCAAAATATTTTCATATAATGAAGTAGTAGAAAATGCTATCAGGATGTTCCTGCAATTTAGAAATGTTGCCTCAAAATGACTTGATAGTCAGAAAGAGACTAGCTGGTTATATAATGTGATTTTCTGTAAATCACATATTTGCTTTACACCGTTTACCCATATTAGTAAGCAAATATCTAATATGGCGGCCAACTGTTGGGGACAGACTGGTCTAATCCCGCTCATTATTCTTAAAACATTATAATTTGTTGCGTATACGCGCACTTTGGCAGTCTTGGTACCCTCAACGGTAGCATTTGACAAGACCAATTGAAGTGTGGCGTTATCAATTCTGGAAAAGTTACACGTACCTGATGGTTGATGTTCCTCTGGTCGCAGAGCAAACGAGTAAACATTAATACCTTCATCAGGGTTTCTAGTATGTGATTGGTAAGGTTGAACCCAAGAGAAATAAGACCCTTCACGCTCAGAGAAACGATCTTGGCCGTTCAATTGGAGTTTAGCAGTGACAACTGGATTTTGTCCCCAACAATGCATATCGATGGAGGTCTCGCACAAAACAAAGGTTCCAGCATCAGAAACACTGGAGTTCTCGTTATGACTGCGTTGAAGACCAGCGATAGCAGCAACAAGGGTAGGGTCAATACCAGAAGCATTTTCTCCTCCAAAATTTGGTTGATTATAAGGATTGTTGGGTCCGTGCCAGTATCCTGTGAAACCAGCAGGAATATCATAGTCAAGAGCTCCAGCATCATCAAAGAGACCTTGGGCATCAATGTAGGAACGAGAGTCTTGAGCAATAGAAGCGGGACCTCCGAAAGCATGGATAGCATTTGGAAGAGCATCAATCGCGTCAGTGTAATTGAAAGGTTGAGCACCAAGCACTTTGAATAACAAAGCATCACACACAAGAGATGAACAATAATCAACGTTTTGATCTGGTTGAACAACCCAAATCAATTCCTTAACAGGATGATTGAAGTTAAGTTTAATTTTGTTGGAAGACGAACCAACAGATTCATCACCTGTGAATTGAAGTTGAGTAATTAAATATTCGTGAGGATTTTGAGCAAATCTACGACGCTCATCAGTATCCAAAAACACATAATCAACATACAAAGACGCAGCAACCAAAGATTGATTGTAGGCAATCGCAGCAGGAACTGGACGACCTGGAGAATATTGTTGATCAACATATTGTTGTGTTTGAGTATTTAATTTATAGTCACCCGTATTACAACTTAAAGTTGTAACTGCCCACAAACACTCGTCAATTGGTCTGATATCAAGATTAATCTTGACTTCATGATATTGAAGAGCAATCAAAGGAAGAGCCAATCCTGGATTGGTACAAAACCAAAATTGAAGAGGAACATAAAGGGTTGTTTCAGGAAGAGCATTACGAGGAGCACAAACTTGACGAGGAGCTAATGAGTCACAAGGACCATCAACTTCAGAAAAGGAAGGATCAGTAATAAATGTTAGTTGAGTTGTGTTACCTATCATTTTAAAATAACCACGAGTTTGTTCAGATGTCATTGTTAATTGATTCCAAATATGCATCCAGTCACCATATTGACGATCTATTCTTTGACCTCCAATTTCAACTTCAACTTGAGCAATCAATTGCTCGCCGGGAAAATCTAACCAACGAGCATAAACACCACTTCCAACGCCAGCAGCGAAGGATGCAATACCCATAAGTTGATTGATTTCAGGCAAAGTGACTTGTAAGTATGTTCTGTAAGCAAGATCACCGTTTCGGCTGATAGTACATTGAACACGACGTCCAAAATCAGCCTGGCCATTGAATGTTTGTTCAATTGATTCAATAGCAAAGTTAGTATATCTACGATATGTTACTTTCCAAAAAGTAATTTGAGGATTACCTGTACATTTCCTCTACCTTATCTTTCGATAAGGATTAGACTATATCTTAAAGCATAATTATATTCTCTTTTATTTCACTTATATATTCAGTTTCATTTAATATAAAATTGCTCGAAAACCATTTAGTCGTTGAACCTTCTTCTTTAAATTTTTTTAATTGTTCCACAATATATTTTACTTGATTTTTGTCTATTTTTTTTTTAGATGAATTATATTTTATTGTTACTGGCATTAAATTCGACCAATTCCAACATTTTAATTTTTCATTTTCTAAAGTTAAATCGAAATTACACACTGGTATAATATGGTCTATTGACCAAAATGAAGCGTAATTATCCCAATTCATATCAGCTGTAAAATTGTATTCAAACCATTCTCTTAAATATTGAATATTACATCCAATATAATTCATAGTTGAGTTATTTTTATCAAGAACTGTTCGTAATCGTGCTGCTAATGATTTTTTAATTCTATAATTCATATTTGTATTATGCTCATTTTTACACCACTCCGTTTTTTGTTCTCTTAAAAATAATGGATAACAAGATAAGCAAATCTTTTTTTTATAAAATTTCTTAAGTTTTGTAAAGTTTTTTAATGATTTTTCTTCATTACATTTTTCACATTTTACAAAAGTATTATTTGCTCTATTTAGTCTCGCTATTTTTTTTCTTGATTTATCCATTTCATTTAAACACCCTTTACAAGTATTACTAAAATTATTTTCATTGTATCGTCGGTACTTGTTTAATGAATAACTAATTTTACATTTATCACATATTTTTAATGTGTCAGACATTTATCTATATATTGTATATTGTTTTTATATTGTTTTAATCTTTAAAGAAGCTTGGATGCTCATTGCCCATTTCTTTGAACTCATTTGCTCAAATCATTTTATTCATTTTTACTTTACCCAAGTTTTTTGTCTTGGCCACAATTTTCTCACAAAAATTGCTTAGTAGAATAAATTTTAGGGGTTTCAAGCAGTTTGATTTTCTTACCAGGGTTTTTCATTTAAATCAATTATAAACTTATGATTTTAAATCCCTGATTAACAACAGTGGTATTCTTATGAATTTCCACAAAAGGCTTTATGAATATCTTATTTTTTCGATATTCCCTGTTGTTTTTCTACCCTACAGGTTTTTAAGGTAAACATCCTGCGATGATCCCTATTATTTCTAATAGGGCCAGAGTACACCTTAAGAGATTTTAAGTCCGAATGACTATCATTAATCTCCGATTGCCGTCTACTCGTTGAACCTTTATCTTATATCAATTCGGTTTGTTGATTTAAATATTTTAATGCTAATTCTAATTTTATTTCTAATGGTAGTTTTTTGGAAAGGAAAGATTTTTCTTTTAATAAAGGATGATTTGAAACTCTATATCCTTCTTTTCCTGAATGGTCTATATAATATCTTACATATTTTGGAAGCGCATTATCTTCTTCTCTAAGTCGTGGTCGTTTTGGTAATATTTTACCAACATTTTTACCTATCATACTTTTTCGCTTTAAAATTTGCGTTTCTTCTGATTGACGACACACACTTCCTCCACTTGTAAGATTATATCCATTAGGAGATAATGTATTATATAATTTTATGTAATGTTCTTCATAATAATTTAATTCATTTATATTACATTCTTTAATAACTTCAATAGTGAAATTTTCAGAGCCATATTTATTTATTGCGTTGTTTAGTTGTCTACAATAATTTTTACTATTTGCGTCTCTAATATGATCTTTCCACCGTTGAATATATCCCCATTTTTTACCACTTGATAATTGTTTTACACATTGTCCTACATATTTTTTTCCAGAAGGACTTGTTAAACAATATATTTCACCATTATTTTCCATTAATTATTATTAGTAGTTATGTTTAAATCGTTTTAATATAAGATACTTGGCTGCGGATTGTCCAATCCTTCACATTTTTACCATACCCAAGTTCCAATCTTGGCCATCTATATATCACTATATAAATTTGGTAGTGAAGGCTCTAAGGAGTTCCCCGACAATTTGACAATCTTGCAAATCAAATTATATTATTTCATATATTTGTTACATTTAATTTACTAGCAAGTTATATAATTGAAATATTAAAATCTCAATTCACATATTTACACTGTTTTCCTACCATGGTAATATGTGATCCATAGTAGCAGCTCACTGTTGATGCCCAGTATGTTAAGCACCATAAGCCACGAGTTGCATAAGTCCGCCTCCCATTTTATACATTCCTAAAAGAAAAAAATATTTTGAAAAAATAATTAATTAAAATATTTTATTTTATTTATAAACCTACATAATTACGATAGTAATTTATTTATATCAGAATTATCCTTCATAAATATAGCTAAATATTCTTCGTTAAATATCTCCTTTTTTCCTTCGTGATTTTTGGTAAATATATACGAATCTTTATTTTTTTTTATTGACCAACCGCTGTCTAAAGCATTAAATAAAAAAACCATTTTTTGAAATTTTAATTTATCTATTTCTACATTATTTTCATTTTCTATTTTTATTTCAATATCCATCTATTAAAATTACAAAGTAGTATTTATTTCAACTTTTAACTAAATTTTATATTTTATATTGTATTTTTCTAAATTATAATTTAAATATTTCTTATGTGTATTTATATCCAAATGGAATCAAATGGTTATAAAAATAAAAATCATTTTAAAGAAATATTAGCATAATTTCAAGGAAGAAATAATCTTCAAATATCAAATAAAGTTATTGAACAAATTCAACAACAACTTGAAAAAGAAAATATTTGTATTGAAAAACTTACTTACAGCAAAACAAAAGATATTATAAAAGAATTAGGATTAAATCAATATTGTGAACATATAAATTTTATAAGAATTAAATTGGGTGTTAATCATTCTGTCATTGATCTTGAGGCAAACAACTATTTATGTAATTTCAATAAATTATATAATTTCAATAAACATAATATTTGATTTGTTAGTTTGATACAATTATACTAACAAATATTTATAATCAATTATTTCAATATTTCTAAATTAAAATAATTGTGTTATATATTTTTTCAAATTAATAATTAAATATTTCTATAAAATTATATATATATTTAATGCCTTCGTTTAAACCAAAAGCTAATAAAAAAATAAAAATTTGTAAAAAATATACATCTACTCTTGATGGTAAGCATAAAGAGTTTGTAAATGATTTTATTAAAGATGAATTTGACATTATTCCAAAACTCAAAGAAGAGAGATACAGTTTAAACAAACAACTTGAGATTGAAACACAACTAACAATTGAACAAATTATGGAAATCAAAGATCGTATTAAAGAAATTAATGAAAATATCAAAGAATTGAAATACAAAAAAAATAATTATTATCTTGATAATTCAAAATATATTTTTGAATATTTTGAAAATAAAAAAAATATTAACAATGTTGAAGAAACCAATAAAATTATTACTTCAAAAAATCAATTACTTTTTAATATATTTAAAATTAAACAAGATGATCAAGATAAAGAAAAAAATAATGATGAAAATAAAAATAAAAATATTGTTCAAAAATATTTGACAAATGTTGATGAAAGTTTTTTAGATATTAATACATATGTTAGAGAAACTGACATTTGTCAAAATTGTTTCAAAGGAGAAATGATACCACTTGATGACGAAGGCGTTGTTATTTGTAACATATGCGCGGTAAATATACCATACCTGATTGAAAATGAAAAACCCAGTTATAAAGAACCGCCTAAAGAAGTTTGTTTTTATGCTTATAAAAAAATTAATCATTTTAAAGAAATCTTAGCACAATTTCAAGGAAAAGAAACTACTCAAATTCCAGATGAGGTTATTGAACAAATTCAACTACAAATCAAAAAAGAACGAATTAGCATTAAACATCTAACATATAGCAAAACTAAAGAAATTCTCAAAAAATTGGGATTTAATAAATATTATGAACATATCGCATTTATTAAAAATAAATTAGGTATTAAACCTCCCGTATTTAGTCCTGAGTTAGAAGATACATTATGTAATTTATTTATGGAAATACAAGCACCTTATGCTAATACTTCTCCTGATTATCGAGTGAATTTTTTAAATTACTATTATGTTCTTTTCAAGTTTTGCGAACTCCTTGGCGAAACACAATATTTAGATGATATACCTTTATTAAAAGATCGTGAAAAACTTATTGAACAAGATGAAACATGGAAAAAAATGTGTTTTTTGCTCAACTGGGTTTTTATTCCAACTGTTTAATGTTTTCTTCTACTTTTTCTTCTTTTCTTACTTTTTCTACCTCTTTTTTTTTTTGTTTTTCTTCCTCTTCTCTTTTTACTTTTTCTTCTACTTTTTATTCTTGTTCTATTTTTTCTTCTATGTCTTCTGCTTTTTATACCTCCGCCCCATACGTGATTCACATCAAACACTTCTGGTGGCTGCGCATGTTGATCATCCTCCTCCTCCTCCTCCTCATCTTGTCCTTGTTCTTGTCCTCGAACTCTTTCATGTAAGTCTATTGTTTTCCTATAACTAACTGGACTTCCATCTGGAGTTCTAACTGGAGTTCCAACCGGACTTCCATCTGGAGTTCCAACTGGAGGTTCATATTTATCATCTTGTGATGTATCCCATACGTCGTTGTAGTCGTCGTCGTCATTATTCATCTTATATTATATAATAATATAAGAATTTGTATTATAATAGTTTTATATTTAAACTTATAAATATTTTATTACAAGTTTCTAATATTGATTTACAATTTCCTTTAATATAATAATCTCTATTTATTTTTATGTTTGTATAATCATCTAATAATTCTATATGATTATCGTGACAATAAGCGATTAACGTTGTATTATTATATAACATATTACAGTTACATAATAATTTGATTTTAATATATATTTCAATTTTATAATTAAATATTTAATAATATATATTTAAAAATGATTTAAAGATTTGTTACCATATTACAGTTAGAATCCCCCTGGAAATTTCGTAAGATTCAGTCCAATTCCTAGACCAGCTCCTGAGCGAGCAGAAACTCCCATTGAAGGAATATATGTATCTAAAATGGCAAAGGTAGCAGCGGCAGTAAGCGCAAGTAACGCAATTTCTTCAAGATTCAATGAATGTTTTGGAATAGCAAATGCAGCAATAGCAACCATTAAACCTTCAATTAAATACTTAACAATACGCTTAATAAGTTCGGAAATATCAAACATACCCATCATTATATTAATTAATGAGAAAAAAATAATAATTTAATAAATTTAAACTTAAAAGAAACTAATTACTAAATATTATAAATGAGTAAAAATACTAACAAAAGTAAAAAAGGGTTTATTAGAAAGAATAAGAAAAATGGTACACCAAATCCTAAATATGTTGATTTATTGACTGTTGATAAACCAATCGCAGGACAAGAATGGGGATGTTTTTCGTTTATTTCTCCTGAAAAAATTTTAAAACAACGTGAAATGTTCTACTTTGAAGAGTTTATTAAACAATGGGATATGAATAAATCTATGGAAAAGTTTCATCAATTTTTAAATTTTATTTCATTTAAATATAAATTACAATTTGATGAAGTTATAAAAGATTTTGAAAGTTATGTTGACGAAGAACGTGAAACAATTAAAAAATCACCAATGGAAGATGATTATAAAACATTTTTAGATCGTGAAGAAGATAATCTTGAAAAGGAATTTAATATTAAACATAATTTTCAAACATCTGTTAGAGGATTTAAATCAAGAGGTAATTTTTCAACACAAGAAGAGGCAAGATTACGTGGTAAACTTGTTAGAGAAATCGATCCTGATTTTGATGTTATGATAGGTCCAATAGGTACTTGGCTTTGTTGGGATCCAGAAGCTTATAAGACTGGAGAAGTTGATTATATGGAAGAAGAGTTAAATCAACTTGCTAGTGAAAAGAAGAAAAACGAACAAATTGCTAAAACAACTTTTGAACAGCGTATTAAAGAAACAAAACAAAAAGCTATTGATGAAAATAAGAAAAATGCTGAAAAATATGGCAATGTTGTTACACAGGATATTGATAAAGAAGGAAATCTTATTGGAGCAGGACATAATACAACTGAACAAACATTTAACATAAAAGATATTGAAAACATATCTGTTGCTGATATAAGAAGTGAATTATTTGAAGGTGAAAATATTGTTGTTGGTAAAACAGATTATGGTCAAAGTCAATTAAAATCAGGACCTTTTGTTAAAAAAGAAGATTAAATTCTACCTTTTGGAAAGGTAGAGCCAAATATATTTTTCTACCTTTTGAAAAGGTAGAGCCAAATATATATACTTTTAGGAAAAGTATAGCAAAAGTAATATTATTAAATTTGTTTAAAAATAAAATTTATAATTTGTCTAATTTAAAATAAATTATAAATTTGTGTTGGGATTTTTGCTATACTTTTCCTAAAAGTATATTTTGCTATACTTTTATAAAAAGTATAAGTATATAATATATGGCAAAATATAGTATTTTAGCAACAATTTCTTTAATGTTCAATGTATTTTCTTTTACTTCTCTTTTAAGGTCAATTCATATAACAAAAGATACAAGTAGTTTTAATTGGCTTTATCTTATTGGTAATGTTGTGGCTCAAATTTTATTAATTATTTATGGTATTTTAAATAATGCACCTGAAATATATGGACCAACTATTCTATTATTATTTGGATTAGTATATATTGTTTATATTAAAACAACTTACCATTATTATGATGAAAATAACTTGTAATATTTACCATTTGCTTTTTTTAACTGCTATTTTGGGTCCTTGGCCGCGTTTTTTCACGTTTGTTGGATCATATTGTTCTCCATCATCATCATCATCATTTATTGTTTTTGATAATTCCCAGAATTCTTTTGAACCCAATCTGAAGTCATTATGTGCATCTGCTTTATACCAAAATACTTGGTCTTGTAATTTATTTGATTTTGAGTTGTTATTTATTACTAAACACTCGAAATTTTCAGTACATTGATCCATTACCTGACAAAATGATTCAAATGTTGGAAACATACCAGCATAATTTTCATAAATACGTTTTCGATTTGCTATATATGGTTCTCTTAAAATAAACACATAATCAATGTTAGTTCTTAGTGTGGGAGGTATACCTAACGGATATTGCATTGTAATAAGTAACATCACCTTCCAATGTCTCAATAAATACCATTTTCATTTAGACATTTCCTTCTAAAATCATTAAATTTATGCTTTTTTAATGGGCATAACATTCTCTCGAATGGGTTTAGACTATATCTTAAGGTATCATCAAAGTTGGTTAAACTTTTCAACCCCACGGGCATTTAGTCGTTGAACTATCACCATATTCTTACCTTAACGAACTTAGGTGACGAGCTGCGGATTATCTCTATTTTATACATTTTTACTTTACCTTATGTAGTTAACATAAGCCATTAATATATTTCTACATTAATTTAGTAGTATAAACTTTTAAAGAATTATATTAAATTCTTAATTAAGACGTTCCCGCAATTTGGACGTGTTGCTCAATATCAAAAGTTATTGAACTAGCCATTTTTTTGAAATGACTTAGGCAAACATTTTACCGTTCATAAATAAAAGTCTCATCATTTTATCACGAGCCCACGTGTTATCATAAAGACAATCATCCAAAATAACAAAGGTTCTCGGATCAATGGTACTGCGTTTAAATGTTTCCATTTCTTTTCGTATTTGTTTTAAAACACCTCTTTGACGCTTTAATATATTTTCAATAATTGCCGTATTATATTCATTATGTATAAATAATTTTGGAACCATTTTTCCATAAAAACCATTACCTTCTTCTGTTCCCGAAATTACTGTTCCAATAGGTATATCTTGATGATAATATAATACATCTCTTACTAAATAAGATTTACCAGTATCACGTCTACCAATCAATACAACAACTGGCCCCTTTGATTCATTAGGCTTAAAACTGATATTTTTCATATCAAACCGTTTTAATTCTAAATTCATATAA